ATTGCTTGCCGAGACTTTCGTTAACATCTATTCCTGTTCCTGCTTTAAGAACAGATGCTGTAGTACTGCCTAATGCTTTAAGAAAAGAGTTTGCCATACTATTATTTATCCGTAAAAAAAGCAGGGTTTTTATACCCTGCTTAATTTATACTGCTTGTGTTACTACGATTAACCTGTAATTGTTTGTCCAATTGTTCTACCAACTGTAGTACCAATACCAGTTCCAAGCGGTGTTTGTGCCGCATTATCAAAACTGATTGTCATTGCGATTTGTACTGGCTCATCGCTACCATACGCTACGTCACCGTAACTTACATTAGTTAAGAAACAACCATATAGTTCCCATGTCTCTAATGTAGTTGGAGCAAATGCACCATTACCACCATCTAATATTTCACATCTTGTAATAAACTTGTAGTCGATACCCGATGCCGCACTAGACTGTTCCATAAAGTCATATTGCTTTTGCATCTGTTCGCCAACTAGTTTGGAAACATTACCTTGGGCATCATCACGCAAGTTAACAGTTGTTGTCTCCCATGTAGGGCGTCCACCTAAGTAAATTCTTGAGTTGTAAATTGGAATTTCCATACGTTCTTGTGAAACTGTAGGACGCATAAAATCTACAACCTGTTTTGTTAATTCACTACGTGGAGTTGTAATACCAAAGTTTTCAAAGCTCACTCTAAAGCGATACTTTAACTTTGGCATCAACAAGCCTTGTGTACTTGCTGACTGGTCACTAGCTAAAGGTACTGTAAATTTGTTTAAACTTGCTACTGCCATTTCCTTGTCTCCTTGTTAGTAGTATTTATAGTATACTACGTGCATAGATGAGAGCCTTACGGCTCTCATAATATGCGTACTTTATTATACACTAGTTCCTGAAATCTCACCTGTGTTCTTCAATCTGATCGGAACATAGATAAATTCAGCAGCCTTAACTGGTTCAATAGCAACGTCTACATATAGTTCGTTTCTATCAATCCTAACTGGTGTGTTGTTTGTTTCATCACATACAACAACATAGTCATTAAGAGCTCTCTTTGCAACTAAGTCGTTACATAACTGCTCAACTAATTGCTTGATTTCATCTCTAGTCAACTTGTCATTTGGTTCAAACACAAATGGTTTTGCTAATGTGTTTAAGTTAGTTCTCATATAAACAACAAGTCTTGCAACATTAATTCTATCAAGTGAACTTGGTGCATTTGGATCACGTGTCTTCTGACCGTATACCAATAAACCAACACCTGGTAAGAATGTAATTGGATTAATCTTATTCTCGTATAAACTATCTCTTACGCCTTCAGTTAATCCTGCAAATACAAATTCACCAGTTGAAGCATCAACGTAACCTAACTGTGTAGCGTTGTCAACTAAGCCACGCTTTGTACCTGCTGGTGCAAACCATGGGAAGCTCACATCGTCACTTCTAATCATTGTACGTAATGCCATGTGACTTGGTGGAACAACAATAGTGCTACCAGTTAAGTCTGTACTCTGTGCCGCTGGATAGTAAACACCAACGTAAGGATCATTAACTGTTGCACCTTCGCCTGCCCATGTACCAGTGTTATTATTATAATTACTGATCTCTGTGGCACTTGGAGCAAGTCTAACTGGTGTGTCTGCAACAATAAACGCTGTATTACGTCTATCGTTGTTTAGACTTACCATGTTTGCTGTAAGCTCTTCGTAGCCTGGAGCGGCAATAATGTTGTATACCTGTTGCTCTTCTCTAATCTCTGTATTGCTATCCAATGCTGACTTCATAGCGGCAACAACTGTTTGTCTAACTGCCTTTCTACCCATGTAAGGTGAACCGTCAGATTTGTTACCTGCCTTTGTTACCCAAGCATCTTTAATTGTTGGTAAACTACCTGAGAAGTCGTCTGCGTTAAAGTAATCGTTCTTGAACTCTTTAACGTTGTAACCACTTCTACGTGTGTTGAACAAAATTGTTCCACGTGGATACAAGTTCTCATCAGGTGCATCTAAATCTGTGTAGTTAGATGTTAACAAATCTGTAATTGCTGGCAAGTCACCAGTAATTGGATTTGTTGTACCGTCTGTGTCCCAACGTGCATCTGCAAACACAATACCGTTCTCTGATGTTTGATCACTGTTATCAATTAGTGTCCAATCTGCATCAGTAGCATCATATCTGTAAAGTGCTGGATAGTTCTCTAAATCGCT